ATAGTATCTCCTTTAGGGTTAAATGTCACACAGACCCGACAGGTCTGATGGATCTTGTGGGACCATAAGTATTTTAGCACCATCTGGTTTTTTTATCAAGACCACTTCACCTTTCTCAGCCTTTTCTTGCCACTTGTCAAGATCAGCTTGCCATTCATCTTCTGTAATTTCAATCATAGCTTTATACCACACAACAAATGTTCTCTTTTTGCATGTACTCAATAGAATCACGACATCCACCTAAGTGAAGTCGCTCACTGCCTATATCTAGTACAACTTGTGGAAACTTAGCATCACCACCAAACTCCATCTCAAATTGAGTCTTCGTAAAGTCATCATCTAGTTTATATACCACATGTTTAAGGTCTTCTAACTCACAGACTGCCACAAACTTTTCACAGTAAGGACAGCCTGGTTTGGAATAGATTGTAAAGATCATAGACTTGTATTAGGATTTACAAGCAGCAGCGTAATCTTTATCGAAAAGTTCTAAACCTTTCTCTGTTAAGATGTGATCATACATCTTGTCGAACACTTTAACGGGTAAGGTACATACGTTTGCACCATACTCAAATGCTCTACCTACATCCCTGACGTTTCTAATAGAAGCAGCAAGAATTTGTGTCTCTACGCTGTGCATCTTATATGTATTAGCGATATCTTTTACCAAACAAAGACCACCAAATGAATTGTCATCCACTCTTCCTACGAATGGTGAAACATAAGTTGCACCTGCTTTAGCAGCAAGGATTGCTTGTGCTACAGAGAACACTAGAGTTACATTAGTAAGCACATCATCGTTACTCAATTCATAGCATGCTTTCAATCCCTCACGTGTGCAAGGTACTTTGATCGTAACATTACTACTAAGATCAATGTAAGGTTGTGCTTGTTCTACCATCTCTTCAGCAGTATTAGCAACTACCTCAGCAGATATAGACTCAAGGTTAGGACATGCTTCAAAGATCTCCTCTATTACATCGCTCTGCTGTCTGCCTGATCTGAGTATAAGGGTAGGATTAGTAGTTACACCATCAATCAAACCTGTCTTATACCCATCAATGATTTGACCCACCTCTGCGGTGTCTAAAAAGATTTTCATTTTAATTTACTGTGTGACCTCAAGGGTTCTAATTTTAAGAACTGCTCGTTCATATTATAGTATAGTTTATAGTTTATTGTGTTAACCCAGTACCCAATAATGTCCGAACCATCACAATGATAACCATATCCTGTGACTGCTTCCTTAACACCATCAATTTTGAAACCCTTACTACTATTAATGTAAGATCCAAATTTTTCGTCTAGGTTAATCATTTTTCTTCAAAGGTCATTTTACGGACTTTCCTATTACGGCGAGCCTCTTGATATTTTAACTCATCTGAAGAGAAAAGTGAACCTTTCTTAACAATCTTATTACTTTGTAACAATTCTACTTGAGACATGTTATTTGCAGACACAGTATCTCCATGAAGAGATGTCATGTTACCACACCCACAGCAGCTAAACCTTCCTGCACGAACTCGCAATTCCTCACCACAAGCCAAACACTTTACGCCTATCATTCTTCTTCTTTAAAATAATCTTTCTTATAGTAACGTCCTAAGATGTTACTGTTGTAATACTTTGGTGTGCCATCATCCAGAGTTTCTTGCAACACATTGTTTATAAAGAGTTGCTTGGTCTCTGCGTAGTTGGTACGTCCTGGTGTGGAGTGGAGTGAGAGGATCTCTCTCTTGAAGCATTCGTTCCCAAGTAATTTTCTATCTGCTTTAAGTTCGTCAGAACTTCCATAGTATTTTTTCCAGTCACTCTCAGACGTAACCCTTCTCTTTCCACCTCTAGGCTTACGTTTTGACCAGAAATATTTGCGTCCGATGTACTGCTTGCCAGTTTGTAGATTAGTAATCCTGTAGACAAAACCGAACTTATCGTCAATGTCGTCAGAAGTAAAAGTTGAACCCTTATAGGTCCAGGAGTTCTCATAACTTCCTTCCGAAGTTTGACTATTCTTTTCCACAATACCATTATCTATTCCTCAGTATTTATATCCCCTGTCGGAAGACCTAGAGTTTTATACTCAAGTTGTTGCTTCAGAAAGAATATCTCTTCCTGCATTTCTTTTGCTTCTGCTTCTAGTTCCTCGATGTGATCTTGGTAGACTGTTAACATATGCTCCAGTGATTCGTTTCTTATCTCGCAATCCCAATCCATTGGGTGATTTGTAACCCTTGTACAAAAAGGCCACGCATATTATATATGATACTTTATGGTATGTTTAGATTCTCAAACCCAACGTGTAACTGTAAGTTCTAAACTATTATCATCCATCTCCCACTCTTCCTGAACCTGAAAACCTAAGTCCCTAACTGTATTATACACAGTCATCCTAGCATACTGTTGAGTAACCTTTTCGATGAATCTCTTAGGTGGAATAGGTTGCTTCCAAGTTTGAAGATCTGTAACAAGTTCATACTCACCCTGTTTGTTACGACGAAAACCAATGTCGTCACCAACAGCAATATCAACCTCCCATTGCTTATGCTCATGATCAAAAGGATTTTCTAACTTAACATTCTCAGTAACATCATACTTAAGAAGTTCTAATGCTTCTAGAAGCTCAGGTTTGTTCTTGATTTTGGTTTTGATTGTGCTGAAGTGTGACATTTTCTTGTTGATAGTATTCTGGTTTAGGTTCTACGTATATAACGTTACCCAATTTCTCCTCTATAGATTTAGTTATCTCTTGACAATTATTGCCAACGACACCACTAACTTCTTCAAGCACAGTACCATCTTGCCTGATGGTAAATTTAATTGTTTCGTTATTAGTCATAGTTCATATTTTTTAATGCTTTCTTCCCATTCTTTCATTGATGATGATACATCTGGTGGTTCAGGATCCTTGATCCCTCTAATCTTCTTCCACTTGTTATGTAATGCACCCATCATCCATGACTGAGACAAACTCTTAGGTCCATTCTCTAGGAGATCTAACTCATACTTACTGGAAGTATATCCTTTGTATTCCTCTCTCCAATCTGGAACATCACATTCCTTAAGATCTTCAACACATGCGTCTTCACATTCTTTATCGTTGATATCACACTCACTAGCACATTCAAAGTATTGATCTGTACAATCCTTCTTCTCTTCATTAGTCATAGTATTGGTAGTTGTTTTTGATCTGTATCAAACTGCACTACATTATTTAACAAGGTAAGATCAAACGCCATAGTTATTCTAGGTTCATCTGTATTATGTCTTGTTGTGTAATGTGGTATGTAATTAGGAAACAGAGTTATACTACCTGCTTCGTTCTTTAATTGAAATGGTTTATCATGTTCATATGGATTGACATATATCGTAGAACTATCACCACACTTAACTGTGATGTGACCTCCAATGTACGTGTATCCATGTGCAGAATGATAATGTTTTTGGATCTTCTGACCCTTCCTCATGACGTTGAACCAACATCTGATACGAGTACGAGGGACTCTATGTTCTGATCCAAAAATACTCAACACATATTGTTTATGAAACTTCTTAATCTCTTTGCGAATTTGATGTATGATATCATAATCCCATGTCTCCTTATCCATAACATTAAAGTATTGGAATCTAGAAGTGACACTCTTTGGTCCCAACATAGTACTACCATCACTGGCAGCAGGATATTTATTAACAAGTTCTATCTCTTTCTTTAATAAGAGTTCTGTTAATACTTCAAGGTCTATATCTATTTTCTTTTGACCTATAGTATACTTCCACTCAGGTGCAAACTCTGAAAATATAGGTGGATTCTCAAAGTCATAACCAATCCAACCAGCTTCATTTCTTAGTTTCAACATTCTTACATCGTCACCCTTCTGGAATTCTTCTTGCTCCTGTCCAGGACGAGATTGATCTGTTGTAACTACTACATTATTCATAATTTAAAACCAGCAAATGTATCTTTCTTAACGTCTTGTTTAATGCTACCCACAACATAACTCTCGACTTCTGTTTCTTGTGGTGCAACCTGCATACCCTTAGAGGATAACCAATGTGCCGTCCATGGCAATGGATTGTTTGCCAAAGGAATATCAAAGATTGCTTTGAGACCCATAGACTTTAGTCTACGGTTAGCAGTCCACTCAACATAGTTCTGTAGAAGTTTGTCATTCAATCCAATGATTGAACCATCCTTAAACAAATACTCTGCCCATTCTTTCTCTTCTGCTACACAATTCCTGAACATCTCATAGACATTTTCCTTTTCTTCCTTAGCAATTTCTATCATATCTGGATCGTCACCTTCCTTCCACTTGTTTAATATATTGTTCGTGACTGCCATGTGTTGTGATTCATCTCTGGCGATGAGGGATATAATCTTAGCACTCCCTTCGAGTAGCTTAAGTTCACCAAAAGCGAAACTACAAGCGAAAGATACGTAAAAGCGAACACCCTCCAGTATGTACACATTTGCTACAGCCCTATAAAGTTTACGTTTTAAATCTTTTAATGTCCATTCAGAATTAGGATGATCTCTCATGTCATCCTTCCAAGCATTACTCTGACCATACTCCTGTGCATAATTGATGAACTCATCGTATGCTTTAGTAACTGAGTTAGCACGTGCAATAATCTTTTCATCATCTAGTATAGTATCAAAGACCTCCGATGGATCTGAGTATACATTCTTAATGATGTGAGTATATGATCTACTATGAATCATCTCCATAGTCTGCCATATATTCATGCAACCTTCAAGCTCAGGTAGAGAGCAGTATGGAGCGAAAGCCATACCAGGAGCACGACCTTGTACAGAGTCCAAGAGGATCTGGTACTTGAGGTTACTAGTAAAAATATGTTTCTGTGCTTCATTCAACGTGGGATAGTCTGCCCTATCCTTCTGCAATGACACCTCTTCAGGTCTCCAAAAGAAACCTAACTGTGTCTGTGTTAACTTATCAAAGATAGGATACTTAAACTTATCATATCGCTGAACTCCTAGTGGAGGACCAAAGAACATCTGTCCTTTGGTGGTATCGTTCTTCTGTAAATTGAAGACGGTCATTCCTTTTATCTTAGATGGCACAGGCATCACACTCGCTCTCTTGGTTTGCAAAAATATCGTCTAGTAAATTAGACACGGTTTGTTTTTCTTTTTCTTCTGTTGGTTCATCATCACTCTTGGAATCATATGTATTCTGATAGTAAGAAGTCTTCCAACCATATTTGTATGTGGTAAGAAGGTCTTGTGCCATTACCGAAGTAGGTACTTCAGAATTTTCGAAATGCTCTGGATTATAAGACCAGTTTCCAGAAATTGCTTGATCAAAGAACTTCTGCATAACTGCAACAATATTAATATACCCAGTATTGCTAGGCATATCCCAAAGCAACGTATAATTGTTCTTAAGGGTTGCAACTTGAGGAACAACTTGTTTAAGTGGTCCTTTCTTAGACTTCTTGACCGAGAGATAATCTCTTGGTGGTTCGATTCCATTGGTTGCGTTTGACACAACTGAACTACTTTCACTTGGCATCTGTGCTGATAAGGTGGAGTGCCTAAGTCCATGCATAGCAATGGATTCTCTAAGTCCTTTCCAATCACAGTTGAGTTTGTTTGAAACCAGTTCATCTACATCCTTCTTGTAAGTATCTATAGGTAAAATACCATCAGCATACTTAGTCCTTTCAAACCCAGTACATGCTCCCTTCTCTTTTGCTATCTGATTAGATGCCTTGAGTAAGTAGTATTGGAATGACTCAGTTAGATCATGAACTAACTGTAATGCAGCAGGATCGTCATACTTCACACCATTCTTAGCAAGATAGTGTGCTAGTCCAATGAATCCAACACCTAGAGAACGCCTTGCAAGGGTGCTCTTTCGTGCTGCCTCTACTGGATAATGCTGATAGTCAATCAACTCCTCCAGACCTCGCACAGCAAGGTCACAGAGTTCTTCCATCTCTTCTAGGGTACGTAGTTTACCTACATTGATAGCAGATAAAATACACAGTGCAATCTCTCCTTCTGGATCATCAATGTGTTGAACTGGTTTAGTAGGTAGAGTGATCTCTTGACAGAGATTACTCATAGTTACCTTGTCTTTAAATGATGAGTGATCATTGCAGTGATCTATATTCATGATATAGATACGTCCTGTCTCTGCTCTCTCCTTTAAGAGATCAAGTATTAATTCTTGGGCAGCAACAGTCTTTCTAGGGATGGTCTGGTCTGACTCGTACTGTCTGTAAAGTTCGTCAAAACCATCAGTTCCGAAAGCATCATATAGACCAGGAACATCATGAGGAGAAAATAAACTGATGTCCTCACTTGTAATAAATCTTTCATAAAATAATTTAGATAGTTGTATACTATAGTCTAACTTTCTGACTCGGTTGTCTTCGGTTCCTTTGTTGTTTTTGAGGACGAGGATGTCTTGGATTTCTTGATGCCAGATAGGAAAGTGAACAGTTGCGGACCCGCCTCTGATACCGTTTTGTGTACAACACCTGACAGTAGACTCAAATTTCTTAAGGAAGGGTACAACACCTGTGTGCTGAACCTCTCCACCTCTGATTCGAGAGTTGATTCCTCTGATTCTTCCAGCGTTAATACCGATACCAGCCCTTTGTGCAACGTATTTCCCAATAGCCATATCAGAGCTAAAGATACTATCGAGGGTGTCATCAGAATCAACCAGAACACAAGATGCAAATTGACGTATGGGTGTTCTGACACCTGCCATAATGGGCGTTGGGATGTTGATTTTGTGTTTGGAGATTGCGTCGTAGTAGTTTCTGACATAATTCAGTCTTGTATCGTGGGAATAGTTTTGAAACAAGGTAGCAGCAATCATCATGTACATGTATTGAGGTGTCTCATAGACCTCATTAGTACTTCTATCCTGTACAAGATACTTATCTACAACTTGTCGAAGACCAGCGTAGGTAAACAATAAGTCACGGTCGTGATCGATCCATGAGTTAATTGTTTCCCACTCTTCATCTGTATATTTAGATACAATGTCTTTATCGTAGACACCTTTTGCAATACTTTCTTTGATCTGTTTTTTAACATGTGGATGTGATTCAGTCCACAGTGGTCCATGTACCTGTTTATACAATGAGTATAAAAGCAAACGTGCTGCTACGTATTGATAGTTGTAATGTTCTAGGTCAATCAAATCACTCGCTGACCTGATGAGAATTTCTTGGATATCTGAGGTTTTAACACCATCATAAAACTGTAGACCTGAGTTCATCTCAACTTGGGATGCACTCACACCACTACCAAGACCTTCACAGGCATCCTCTACCACCTTATGAATTTTGTCAAGGTCTAGAGGTGTCACTTCTCCGTCTCGTTTTACTACATTGATTCCGTTGCTCATACTTTTTTCCAATCGTTTAGTTTAAGAGTTGCTTCCAATCCTGAATAAGAACTAGATTCTACCACGCTTTGCACGTTATGTCCAGCAAGATACATATCGTTTATGTCCTTTTGCTGTATATTCTTAGGCCAAATTACTACCTTACCTCCTCTGTCAATACAGTTTGAGATTCGCTTGACGATTTCTCTGTTACGTGGTTCGTTATCATAAACATAAATATGATCGCTCCAACCAAACGTCCGACAATCAATATCGGACCCAGCCATAGCAACCGAGTTTTTAATAAACGTAGCATCGAATGGTCCCTCAGTAATATAAATGGGTTTATCTTCTTCTATTCTATCCAATCCATAGATTTTTGGTTTGTCTTCATCAAGCATGACCGTGATGTATCGTAACTTAGCCGTCTTGGCTAGAGATCTGCCTTGATATCCAAACAAACTTCCATCTTTATCTTTGAATGGAATGATGATCCTCGCATCATCACCCCTAAGACTATCAAAAGTCCTCTTCTGTTCGTTAGTCCAAGCCTTAAACTTAGGACAATAGTAGAACAGGTCAAGGACTTTTATGCCTCTATCTTCTAGATACTTTCTTGCAGGATGTGATGTATTTAGATCAGAAATCTTCTCTAAATTGATATTATTTTTACGGAAAACTGGAGCCTTAAAATTGAATTTAGGGTTGGGTGTAGTGGTAGCCTTACCAGTCGTTCCTTGTCTGAATTTTTCCATGACAAATTGGTCATGAAGCATCGTATCTTGATCCTTAAGAAAGTTTGAAAGTGTTCTACCTACACCACAATTGTGGCACTTGTACACAAAATCATTCTTGATCTTGAACAAGTAACCACGTGCTTTGTTCTTCCTCTTCTGTGAGTCGCCACAATAAGGACACCTAAAATTAAAAAGGTCTGCCTTCTTCTTAGTGAAGAGGGTCAGACGAGGTGATACCATTTGGATGTACTTCACGTCGATGTACGACATTCATTTAATATTGTTTGACTACTAGTAGTATAGTATAGGTTTATCGATTAGTCAACTGTGACTGTGGCGGTTCAAAAACTGGTCTAACTATTTTTTGTCCGATTGGACTAACCAAGAAAGATATAATAGACAGAGCACCAAAAATAGACCACATTTTCTTTTCCATCGTGCGTAGACGATCATCAACCTTGCGTATATCTCTTTCACAGCCTGCCTTTATTAAACTTGTCTCACGATCTAATGTCTTTTGTATCTCTTCTACCTTAGAAAAGAGAATAGCATCTATACGATCTTGTTTATCAAGTTTCTCATCGTGGACAGCAAGAAGTTGCCCAACCTTTATGGAATTATCTTGGAGAGTATAAACTACTTTCTCCAGCCGCTCAATGATAGCAGCATTTATACTCTCGGCCATTTAACTATGTCCTTTTAGACGTTACGGATAGCGAAATCTAATGCAGACTGAAATGTACCTGCATCTTTATTAACCATAAATCTAAACTGGTCTTTATGACCATCATCAAGTGAACCATAACACGCTGCAATTTTCTTAGCAGAGAAGTTATCTAAATTCTGCACAGATCCGTCAGTAAATTGGATCTTTGCCATATCATTCTCACCGAAGTTAGGAACGTCCTTAGTCGCAACTGCCACTGCTACTTCAAGAGCATCCTTTTGATCGATTGCTGTTTCTTTAATCATGTTGTCACCTTCTAATTCTATAGAGTTGTTTAATGTTTTCAATTTTTTGGTCTGAGTACCTGCCTTCTTTTTAAAGTCAGATAGTCTAGCCTTCATTAAGATGTCCATCTCTTTCGTTTTGGACTGCATCTTTTGCTTGGCTTCACCACGCTTCTTCTGCAAATCCTTTCTACGATTGAGTTTTTTCATCTGCCCAATCTGTTTCTGAGCACGTTCTGTTTCATTAGGAACCATTTCGGATACTAATTCAACATCTTCTTTCTTACAATCAGGTACTGATTTACCACCTTTCATCTTAGTACCAGTTGCTTTGTATCCATCCCAACAAGA